CCCGGGACTTCGAACTGCATACTGTCAACTTTGTGAGACCCACGGTGATATTATGGACCCTGAATTGCCAAACAGAGAATTCGAAATTATCGCAACGGGGAGAACTACCATAGATACTATTCGAGAAGAACCAGAAACAGCTCCCGAACCAGTTCTTCAACCCGTGGAGGAACAACAATTGGAGATTGAAGATGATTTTGACGAAGATGAAAGTAATATCATGCAAGAGTTGCAGAGATTAAGTGCATCCCACAATATTTCAAATTGGGCAGATGTTGAAGATGATGATGATTTTTTTGAAAATTAAAGATTTATCTCTTTTTTTAAACATGTATGAAATTGTTTCTGACACAGATACAAAAATAAAAATTATTCAATGGTATGGATATTTTTTATTAGGCCTATATAAACTTTTAGGTGATGAAATGTCGGTCATTTGTTTTTTGTCTCTAGTTCAAACTTTTTTCTTTGACATGTCCCACATTTTTGTATTCATAGTTTTTGGAATAATAAGTGATTTACATCTTATCCGTTTCAAGCCAGTCATTGAACACATAACAAGTATTTCCCATCTAGCTCTAAAACGAGAATATACTTTGACTACATATGTATTTGGAATAACATTTCTGAGAGATGTCATGGACTCCATGCTTATTTCATGTGTTCGACTTGTATTGAAATTAACGGTGTATTTTGCTATTAAAGCATATAAGCGTATTGTAATATATGTCAGAAATAATTAAAAGTGCACAAGAAATTCTTGATGCCCTCGGTTCTGGATATAACGAATGTGTATATCACAAAGCTTTCGAAGTTTCTTTGCGAAGCAAGGGAATAGATTATGAAAGCGAAAGAATAGTTCCCATAACATTTCAAAACCACGTCATAGGAAATTTAAGAAGCGATCTCATAATCGATGACACAGTTGTTGAGCTCAAATCAACAAAAAATTTAAATGATGCAATGCGAATACAGGTTAGGAATTATTTAAACCTAACCGGATTAAAAACTGGTATTCTTATTAATTTCCCCCTAGGGTCAAGTAAAATTCAGCATGAAATAATATTTGCGTAGTGTAGATGTTTCGTATATTTGTTATATTAGCCATAACGGTTGTATACATTTTCTTATTTGGACCGGAACCATCGTTTGGATTTAAATACATAGAAAATTTCTTTTCAGAGGAGGATTTTGCTAAGATAAAACATGAATGTTTTAAATTATCTAATTATCTCACTGAAGAAAAAAATACAACTGCCGAAAATAGAATATCAACAATTGTATCTGATGACAACACAATTGCCAAGTTGTGTAATTCTCAAACAACTAAAAATAAGTTGAAAATACCTGAAAACACAGTTCCGGCCGATGTTCCTATTGAACTTAGAAAGTATAAAATAGGTGGTGCTATGGATTGGCACAAAGACACCGTGCTTTATACGAAACCTCAATACGAAATGATATATACAGTTCATAATACATCTGATTCAAAAACAATGTGGTATGACCCTGATAAAAGAAAAGTTCACGAAATAGAAACAAAACCAAATAGTATGATAGTAGTCAAAGCTGATGATGTTCAACATCGTGTATCTCCTGTCTCAAAAGGAGACAGGTCAATCATAAAATTTGCTTATACGGAAACAACAAAAAAGGCACCTGGATACTTTATTAATGCACTAAACATTAATTGATGGAATATTAGTAATGAATGAATGTCGTATCTTAATCCAAGTAATTATTGTATATTTCTTCGCATTGTTTTTTACAATACCAGCTCGGTGCATATAACACCAATTCGAAGGAAATATTAGGGACATCCCCTCTTTAGGAACTATACTTGTTAGTGGACCACCAATTCTAAAATCGGTAGTTCCACCATCTTCTTCTTTCATGTCGTTTAGATAAAACATAACTGTCAAACATCTTCTATCTTTGACAAGTTCATCGTGATGCCAGTTATAAAAATCACCCTCTTCATAGCACTGAATATGATATCCATCATCATCTAAATATTCTTCTAAAATATCTGGTGGGTGGTCCTGGTCCAATACAATTTTTGTTCTTTCAATATATTCACCTACCACTCTGCTTACACACTTGTATATTTGTTCATCTATACATCTCCAGTCTTCTAAATCATTAATGTATAGAACTGAATTTCTTCTTATATCATTGTCTATGATTCCTTCATCTAATTTAGCCGGTGTCTTTCTTGTATCTTTTTCATACTTTTCAATGATTTCCTTACACAATTCTTTTGACATAACATTTTCTATTGTGTGAACGAATTCCATTTAATAGAAAAACAATATTAAAATAACCTAAGTCAGACGCGAGTTCAATTTAAGGTGTGCTCAAAAAAATGGACGCCATCCGTGAAGTGCTCGCTCTCTTGGACAACAACTCTGAGGCTCTCCCCGAGGGAGATTACCTCAACGCGTGCAACAGGCTCAAAGAAATCTACAAGGAGATGGAAGACATGCCCTTGTATGACACTGTATCTGAAAATAGTTCTGAAGAGGGAGAACGCCCACCTCAACGAGTTCCACAACTCATGTTGTCTGACATTGAAATTCATAAGCGTATTAAATATCACCAAAAAATGATCAAGGAGCACACTGATTTCAAACGCTTGACCAAAAGACTTAAGATCTTGGCTATGCAGCAATATGCCAAGTTTAATGGTGTGGATGAGAATAACATCGATGAAATAATCGAAATGATCAAGAGAGATTTTGGTGATAATGAGAAGAGTAAGCGTGAAAGGTTTTACATGCCCTATCTGGATTTTGCTAACGCTCACATGGCTAGGGTTAGAGCGATGCACGCAGCTGAAATTGAAGAGCTGAGACAATTTCTCTAAGACCATGATAAACGCTCTTTGAGACGCCTTAGAAGGTAAGGTGCAACTTCTAGTAAATGTCCATATGGAATATAACGGTAATCTACTCGCCTATGTTCATCTATGCCCATTAGATTAGCGGTGTAATACCTATCTTTTTCAAATCTCTTGACTATTCGAAGAGACACTGGGTTGTGTGTCGCAGCTATTGTATGTACATGGGGAGCCACACAAGCGTAGTGTAAAGATTTATTGTATTCGTGGTCCACCTCATCTTTATTATGAAATAAACAACCCTGTTTATTGATATATGCTCCCCGAACTATCTTAGCACCAAGCATGTATTTTTTATTATATGCATCTTCAATGTCATATAATAATTCATCAAGTGCTTTTCTTCTATACATTTGATATGTCTGATAAACATGAACCCTGTCCTCCGTATTATATTCTTCCATGAGAGATTTAACTATTTTTGGGTATAATACATCCTCTGCATCTATTAAAACTTTTATATCCCTGTGCACTGCATCTTTTACTATTTTAACTGCGCTGAGATACGCTTTGTCAGGACTTTCTCTGGAACCCAAACTTGTAAGTTTTAGAGCACACATGGAATCCGATGGGAATACATCTAACATTCTTCTTGATACGTCTTCTACATGTTTTGCTTCCCTAAGGGAACAATTTTCTTTTGCATAGTCCATTATTAATCTTTCACCTCTGTGTCTATATTTGATCATTACATCACCTATTTCTTTGAAAGTAGAAGCGTATCTGAACATCTATAATAACTAAATATTTATATAGAGGGCATTACACATGTTCCACTTACTTCTAGGGAACATATCAACCTGTATACTTCTTCTCCATCTATAATTTCTTTTTCAATGAGAATGTTTTTTAACATTTCTAGAGCTACTCTTTTTTGTGTTAATAAAGCAAGAACTTCATCATAACATTCCTTGACCAATGCATCTATTTCCAAATCTATTTGTCTCGCTGATTCTTGACTTAAGTTGTTATAGTCATAGTTGTTTTCACCAAATCCGTACATTGTTATCATTTGTCTCGCAAGTTGGTATGCTTGGGCATAGTCTGCAGATGCCCCGTTTGTAATTTCTTCTTTGCCATAAACAATTTCTTCTGCTGCTCTACCACCCAAAGCAACTTTTATTTGGTTTTTGAAATAACTTTTAGGGAACAATCCACTTTCCTCCCTAGGTTGAAAGAAAGTGACACCACCTGCGGAACCTCTTGGAATAATTGAAACTTTTCTAACCATATCAAAATCCACGAATGAAGCCCCAACAATTGCATGCCCACCCTCATGATAAGCGATGAGTTCTTTCTTGAGGGCTGAGAATGTAGTGTCTCCCTTAGCACCCACAACAAGTCTTTGGAAAACATCTTCAACAACTTCTTTTGTAATGACACCTTTTAATCCGTCTCTAACTGCACGAATAGCACATTCGTTCATTAAGTTTGCTAAATCAGCACCACTGAAACCTGTAGTCTTTTTAGCTATATCACTGAGTGAAACACTTTCATCAAGTTTTTTGTCTTTAGTGTGAACTTTGAGTATTCTTTCTCTCCCCCCAACACTTGGTAATGCAACTTCAATCTTACGGTCAAAACGACCTGGGCGAATGAGTGCTTCATCCAATATGTCAATGCGGTTAGTAGCTGCGATGACAACGATTTGGGTGTCTTTTTCAAAACCGTCCATTTCGGTCAAAAGTTGATTAATAGTTTGTTCTCTTTCTTCGTTATTGTTGAAACCATTAGAAGATCTTTTTTTACCAATAGCATCAATTTCATCAATGAATACAATACATGGTTGATTTTCTTTGGCAAGTTCAAATAAGTCTCTAACTCTCTTGGCACCAACACCAACAAACATTTCAACAAATGAAGAACCAGAGCACGCGATAAATGGAACCGATGATTCACCTGCAATAGCTCTCGCAAGTAAAGTTTTACCAGTTCCCGGAAGACCACTTAATATGGCGCCTTTTGGAATTTTAGCACCAGAACCATTGTATTGTTCCGGGTTCTTCAAAAAATCTACAATTTCTTCTAATTCATAACGAGCATTATCAATGCCCTCTACATCAGAAAATCTTGTTTCAATTTCAGTATCCATATCAACTGTCTTTTGTTCCATTCCTG